CGCCGGATCGTTCTCGCGCCCGTCGACGAACGATCCGGCGTTCCCGGAGTCGAAGGTGAGGGGGAGGGTGTAGACGGAGCCGACCTTTACCGGCGTGCCCACCGTGAAGCGGATCTGCAGCGAGCTGTTGGTCTGGTCGGTCGCGACGATGTTATGCCCGGACCAGTCCTCGATCGCGTAGCTCATGTCCGCGACCTCTTGGTTCTGCATGTGCAGGTACATGGTCGTCGGGGCCGCGTCGCTGTCGAAGCTGAACTTCCCGCTCGTGGGGGTCGTGGTCTCACTGGTGTCGAAGTTCCAGCTCGCGCCGCGGTGTGCGTTGACGCCGGTGGTGGGGGCCTTGATGTGCTTGACGGAAACGGAGTGTCCGATCTCCCACGTGCCGATGCCCGCCATGTACGTGAGGCCGGCGAAGATGGTCTCGGGGGAGATGTAGCTTGGGTTGCTGGTCACTTTGAAGTACGCGTACTGCGACGCCGGGCTGGACGTGCGCTCGAAGAGGAGCCAGTCGCCCACCCGCACGTTGTCGAGCAGGAGCCCGTTCACGTCCGCACCGCCCTCGCGGTCGTCGTGGAAGTCGATGCGCGTGACGCTCGCCGGCGTGAGGCTGTTCCACTTCACCTGCTGCGTGCCGGGCGTGCTCGTGAGCAGCGTCCAGATGCCGATGCCCGTGGTCGCCCCGCTACCGGAGGACGAGCCGTCGCTGGTTCCCGTGAAGCCGTCGTAGTACGGATCGGCCTCTTGCGGGAAGTCGGTCTCGGTGGTCAGGGAGTACGTGGTCGTGGTGGTCGTCTCGGAGCCGGTCTCGTTCTCGACGACGCGGATGCTGAAGGGGGACTTGTCCCAGCCGCTGGTGCGCGTGACCGTGAACTCGTGGCGCGAGCCGAGGTCCACGACCGAGACGCCGTAGCCCGCCTGCGCTCCGCCGAGCGCGGAGTCGTACGCGTACTCGTAGCCGCTGTCCGTGTCGACCTCCACCGTGATGGTGGTGTACGTGTCGTCCACGCGGAAAGAGAAAGAGTCGCCGGGGGCGATCGTCGAGGTTGCCGGGGGTGAGATGTTGTCGATAGCCATTAGTACGTCTGCTGCCTTTGAGAGGTGGTGGCCTGCGTGCTAGGTGCAGGGTTGGGCATCGGTCGCCGCGGCCCGTTGATCACTTGGTCTTGCGTCTCCGTCTGTGCGTAGTTGCTCTGGATCTTCGCGATGAAGTCTCCAGTGTAGAGCGTGTCGAGTCCGCCCATGAACATGCTCGCGGCGGACAGCACCTTCGGGTTTGCCTTCTCGGCGGGAACCTTGGACATGATAGTCGCCAGCTCGACCTGCATCTGGGCGAAGAGGTTCGGACTGGTCACGCGCACGGAGTCGACCATCTGCGGGGTGAGCGTTCCCTTGAACACTTCGTAGCCCACGGACACGGGGTCCGCTGCCGCGCCCCACTTCTCCAGGTACTCCTCCACCGCGCTGAGGGGCTGCGGTACGCCGCGCCCGAAGATCGTGTCGTCCTGCGGGGGGAGCTGCGACTGCAGGTAGAAGAGTGTGTTCATCGCCTTCTGTCCCGCCCAGTCCGCACCCATCGGGTCGTACGCCGCGCCGCGGTCGAGCTGCTTGCCCAGCTTCTCGGTGAGGTACGCGGGGTTGCCCGCGAGGTTGACCATCTCCCGCTGGATGTGGTCGAAGACTTCGTACTTCTCTTGCGCGCTCATGCCGCTGACGGCACCGACACCCACCGCACCGTAGCGCATCGGCTTCTCGGAGAGGAACGCGTCGAGCCCCTTGCTCGCCCACGTCGCCATGTCCGTCGCGGTCTCCATCACGGCCTGCGCCTTGGTGGCAGCGAAGCCCTCCGCCGTCTCCGGCACGTCGCTGTAGACGTCCTTCTGCTTCTTGAGCTTGGCCTGCGCCTGCTTGCGCGCCCGGTTGATCTTGATGACGTCCGTGTACGCCTCGGTGCCTTCCCGCACTGCGTCGCCGGCGTCGACCAGCCTGGTCTCGATGTCGACCCGCTGCTTCTGGCTGATAAGGCCCGCCTCTTCGAGGGTGTCCATCGACTTGCGGAGCTTGTCGATCGAGGCTTGGTTCTTCCCGAGCGCAAGCCCGTCGTTGATGTCGACGTTCTCCAGGTGCTTCGGGATGTGCACGTCCCCGAGGTCGTCCCAGATCTGCACCACGTCGTCGAGCGCAGCGTTCAGCTTGGCGTTCTTCGCCGCCTGCCCGCGCCAGATGGTCTTGTCTTCGAGGAACGCCTTGAGCTGGTCGTCGATCTGGTCCGCACCAGCCGACACGCCCCGGCGGAACCGGGCGTTGACGCGCGCCTCGAAGAGCGCCTTGTGCATCGTAGCCACGTCGTCCGTACCGATGACGCCTCGCTTGATCGCGCCGCGCACGTCCCCGAGCCCGACGTCTTCCGCGTGCTTCAGGATCTCGTTCGCCTGCACGATGATCTGGTCGCGCACGGTGTTGGGGAGCTTCACCTCGGTGACGAGGTCGCCCTGGAGCTTCTTGTGCATGGAGAGCGTCGCGCGTCGCACTTGGTCGACCGACGTCTGCATCTTGCGCGTGCGCTTGGTGACGGTCTCCCACTTGATCCCGTCGAGGAAGTCGACGTCGCCGTCCGCGTACCGCTTGAACTGCTCGATGACTCGCGCCCGCTTGCTCGGTGCCATGCGGTCGAGCTTCTCAGGGGTCATGAAGATCTCGGAGTGCGCGAGGTCTTCGTCGATCTGCCTCGCCATCTGCGCCGCTTCGTCCGTGGCGGTCAGGCCCTTCCTCGCCTTCGTGCGTCGGAAGAACTTCCCGACGAGCCCGGTGGCCGCTGCTCCGCGAGCCATCGTTGCGGCGCGCATGCTACCAGGGGCGGAAAGGACAGCCCCCGTGGTGATCGCCGTGCGCAGCGTGCCGAGCGCGTTGCTCTGCCCCACCGCCTTGCGGACCGCCTGGCCCACGCCGCGTCCTGCCGCGCCGCCGATGAAAGGCATCGCGAAGAGGAGCCCGGTGCCGACCTGACGTCCCCACTCCTCCGCCTCGAACTCCCCGCCCGTGTCGAGCTGGTTCTGCACGTAGAAGTGAGTGTCGACCGCTGCCTCGGTGCCGGCGACACTGGCGACCTTGGCGAGCTTCGAGCTGTCCTTGCTGAGGCCGAGGCGCACGCCGAGCTTGGCTGCGCGCTCCGCTCCGAGGAGACCCTTGGCTGCGGTGCTGATGACCTTCCCGCCGATGGCGAACTCCGCGAGGTTGCCCACGAGGCTCGCCGCGACGTTGGTGTTCAAGTCCTGTCGGGCCTGGTTGGCCGCGTCCTCGCCGACCGCGAGGTTCTGCATCTTCTGCGCGAAGGGGAGCGCCGCGTTCACCAGGGTGGTGAAGTCTTCTTCGTCCGCCATCGCGAGACGGTCGCGCTGCTCGGTCTCCTTGCGGGACTGCTCGATCGACGTGGCGTCCGCGACGACGTTCTCGCCCATGCGCGCACGCTGCTCCACCTGATCGAAGGGTAGCTGCTCGTCGACCAGCTCACCGTCCGCGTTACGGAAGACAGAGCGGACGCGCGCGCTGTCGTCCACCGGTGCGATGCGGGGGAGGTACGCCGGGCGTCCCTTGTTCAGCTCTGCGGCCTCGCGGTCCGTGATCAGGAACTGCTTCTTCCCGTCCGTGTACTGTCGCTTTGGGTCGCCCATCTTACTCCGCTGCGGCTTGCCGCGTGAACTCGGTGATCTCGTCGGAGATCTTCTTCTGTTGGATCAGTGCGTTGTAGTTCGGGACTACCTCGTTCTCGATCTCGTAGAAGAGAGTGTTCGAGGCTTCGACCGCGAGTGCTCCGAGGAACCGCTCAATCTGCTTGCGCTTCGTGTTGTTCATCGGGTTGCCGTCGAGGCTCTGGATGAAGTCGAGGAAGGCGTCGCCCTTGCCGAGGTACGGCACGGCTGCGCGCTCACCGACTTCCAAGTCCTTGTCGGAGATACGTGCGGTCGGGTCATGCGTCTTGATGAAGTTCATCGCCTGCGTGATCGCCTTGTTGAACTTCTTCAGCGTCGCCGGGTCGCTCGTGTTGAGGCCCGGGATGTTGAAGCCACCCTCGTCGGTGAAGATGCCGCTGATGCCCTTCTTCTTGATGAGCTGCGCCATGCTGTTCAGACCGTCGATGAGGCGAGTCGTCTTGACGATCTCCTCGCGCACTCGCGTGTACGTCTTCTCGTCACGCGCTCCGGCGAGCACCACGTAGGTCCGTCCGCCGGCGGTGATCGTCGCACGCTCCCCGGCCATCGCGCTCGGGCGCTCCAGCACTTCGGGGTACGCCTGCATGTACTCGTGCCGCTTCAGGTCGTGGAGGTAGTTGAGGTTTTCCTCGCCGCCCTTGTACGTCTTGGGGTCCGGGGGCTGGATGCTCGCGGACACGATCTCCGCGTCGCGCGTGCCGGTCAGGCCGCCGTTGCGGATCTTGCGGTTCCCGTCGATGTCCTCCTGCGCCTGGTCCCAGGTGGTGATGCCCACGACCGACTCGTTGGCCTCCTTGGCGATCGCCCGGGCGAAGGAGCCCTCCTTGGCGATGTGTCTCGGGGCCTGGATGTCCGGGTCCGTGACCGCCGTCTGGCTGATACGTTTCGGGGCCTTGGCCTTCTTCTTGGCCGGCTTGGTGCCCGCTTGGACGACCGCTCCGCTGGCGTCGAGGTATCGACCCTCCGCGTCCTGGGCCACAGCGCCCTCGGGGATCGCAGGAGCCGCCGTCTCCTGGGAGGGACGGGCCTTGGAGGATGGACGAGTCGGACGGGAACCCCGAGCGGCGACAGAGGCCGCCCTGGACGGCGCAGCGCCCATTTGGATCGTCGCTTCTGGCCGCTGCCCGACCGTATCTCCCGTGAGGGTGGAAACTTGCTCTGTGGGTACAGTGATTCCGCCGGCGGGGCCTGCCGCCACCTGGCCGCGGAAGTTCGCGATCTGCTCCTTGTACGCCGCGAGCTGCGCCGCGTTGCGGAGGGGGCCGTCCAGCTCCAGCCGGAGGACTTCCTTCTGCGCCGCCGCGATGGCCTGCAGCATCTTGACCTCGAAGTGGTCCTCCGCGGTCTGCAGCGCGAGGTGGTGCGCCTCGGTGACAGCGTGTTGCTTGGCGGCCTGGATGCGCCCGACGATCGCCGCGTACTTGGTCGCGCGGATCTTGTTCATGGCGTTCATCTGCTCCTCGAAGAGGATGCGCTCGTCCGTGAGGAGACCCTTCTGCGTCTTCAGCGCCTCGAAGGTGTTGCGGATGTCCTGCTCCTGGGCGGAAATGTCCTGCTCGATCGCCGTCTGCATCATCTTGACGGCGGAGTTGGGGTTGTTCTTCCCGGCGGCGAACCCACCGGTCAGCGCTGCGAAGGCAGCGGCCACTCGGCCACCACGCCCGATGCTCTTGTGCCAGTGGTACGGGTCGACCTTCAGGGAGCGCGCGTCGTCCACGTCCTGCTGCAGGGCACGGACCTTGTCGCGCATGCGCGGGAAGTGCTCCGAGGCAACCATCTGCGCCGTCTCGGCGTCCTTGTCGTTGATCTCCGCCCACGCCATCATCTGCTCTTCGGTCGCGCCGGAGGCTCGCAGGTCGGTGAGGTGTTGGAGGGTGTTCGCTTCGTGGATGCGTCGCTCGCGTGCGGCGATGCCGTAGGCCACGTCGGGGGACACGCCGCCTTCGATGGTGGCGGTCGCGGTCCACGGGGTCTTCGCCGCCTTGCCGGGGCCGGGAACGTCGGGGCGCTTGCCGTCGACGACCTTCTGGGAGCGCGCGGCCTTCTCTCCGCCCGCCCCAGCCTTCTCGGTCTCTTCGGTCGCCTGGGGGACTTCGCCTTCGGTCAGCACGCGCTGCCGGTTGCGCTCGCCGGCGTGGCCGCTCTTCGCCCGGTTCAGGGAGGGCGCACCGCTCTCGAAGGTCGGTAGCTCAGGGACGGGGACTTCAGCCATTACTCGGCTCCTTCATCGGGCGTCTGTAGCGTCACGCCGAACGGGTTCGCGCTCGACTGTCCCGGGCGGAGCCCAAGGCGTCGGTTTATGCGGGGGATGATCACGTCGAGGCCGAGCCCGAGGCGTTCCGCCTCCGCGAGCGCCAGCTCCTTCATGTGTAGCTTGTCCGCCAGCGCCTGCTCGATCTCGGGCATCACGCGGGGCGGTGCCGACTCGATCAGCTTCGTGGTCGGGTTCTGTTGGAACGCGGCGGTGGGGCCGACGATGGCAGGGTCGTCCATCTCCGCGCCGAGCGCCGACTTCTCCTGGGCCATTTTGATGTCGGCCAGGATGTCTTCCGCGCCGACTCCGAGGTCGCCACTGTCGAGCACGCTCGCCTGGTCTGGCTCTGCGCCGGGGAGCGTCTGCTTCGCCTGCTCCAGCGCGGTACCCTTCCCGCTCTTCATGCCGACCGCTGCCGTGCCTGGCGCGTCCGCACCCTTCGGCCCGATCTGCGCAGCCGCCATGTCCCCGAACCCCTTCGCGAGGTCTCCGGTGAAGTTGGCGATGTTCTGGTTGCGCAGCTCAGTGCGGCGCTGGAACTCCTGCTCGTCAGCTTGCGCTGCCGCACCGACAGCCTGGGAGGTCTTGCCGACCGCCTGCATGCCCTGACGGAGCCCTTCGCGCAGAGCGAGCCCGCGGGAAGCACCGTGTCCTGACTGCGCAGCGCCGACTGCCTTGCCAAACTGCGAGCCTGCGGTCTTCGCGACCTCTCGCGCCGTGTTGGGGCGCTTGGGCTTCTTCATACCGGGGATGGCACCGGCGGTCTTGGCCCCGAGGCCAACGATGGAGGAGACTAGGGAACCGATGTCGATCATTTGTTCATTCCGGTGTACGAGTTGACGACCTGCTGGACAGGCTGGACGGTCGGGGCGTTACCGCCGCCGTAGCTGTTGAAGGCGGGCGTGCTGGCTTGGTGCACAGGCGCGGTCGATCCGACCTGCTGACCCGAGCCGATGCCGACACCGCCCGCAGCCGAGGACTGTCCCCCGGCGAAGTTCTGCTTGTTCGCGTCCTGGCGCTGCCGTTCCTTTTCCGCCCTCTCCGCTTTCTTCTTCCGGCGGCGTCCGCCGAAGATCTTGGTGAAGAGCCCCGCGATGGCGAGACCCGCTGACACGAACTGACCGGCCACGGGAATGGCGTTTGCCGCCGACGCCGCCGTGAAGAGCGACTGTGCCGCTACCTGCGCGCCTTGCCCTGGTTCAGCCACTATCGCCTCCGCCCTGCTGGGAGCCGCTTGCTGCCGCCCTTGGCCCCGTAGTGTAGATCAATCGCGACAAGCTCGAATCCCTGTCCCGTAGTGTAAGTGGGCTCGAAAACCTCCACCCCGGTCGTCGCGACCTCGGTGATCTCGAACCGCACCGACTGGCACTTCTGGTGCACGATAGGTACTTCGAGCTGGAGCGCCTGGCCGTCCGCGGGGTCAAAGTCCACGTTGGCCCGGAAAAGGTGGGTGTCCACAGTGGCGTCGGGGCCTTCGTAGTCGTAGCGAACCACGACCTGGAGGTCGCCCGCCTCGACCCCCGAGCCCGTGTCGGACCAGGAGGAGAGGTACTTCCCGAGGATGGTCGCCTGGTAGAAGCGCCCGAAGTCCTGGAGCTGGTTGACCTTGATGTCCGGGGTCTCCCAGTACATCTTGTCGCTGTACCGGTACTCGCCGTCGATCTCCTCGCGGAACACGTACGAGTCGGAGATGATGCCGAAGCGGTTCCTGCCGTAGTTGATCACGCCGTTGCCGGCGATACCGTTGCCCACCGCGACGTCGAAGGTGCGGATGCTCCACTTCTGGTACTTGAAGCTGTACGCGAAGAGCACTGTGTTGTTCGTGCCCGGCTGGTTCTTCGTCAGGTACGCACGCGGCGGCTGGAAGGGGGTGCCGGTCGGGTGGCTGTCGGCGACCTCCGTGGTCGGCTGCGTGTAGTCGCAGTAGAACCGAACCTCGTGTTCGAGCGGGAACACAGCCGCTGCGCGGATGTCGTCGATGCCCGCGCTCATCTCCTTGATCGCCTCGCCGATGTCGACGACGAGGAGGTCGCGCGTGATGGTGTGGAACTCCTGCGTCGAGCTGGAGTAGAACGCGATGCCGTCCTCGTACGTGAGGACAGAGTCTTGGTCCGTGCAGCCGACAGCGAAGGGGAGCTTGTCGACGAAGAAGTCGCCGTTCGCGCCGGTGTTGTCCGGGCCGACGCCGTGCATCACCCAGCACCCCTCCTCCGTGAAGAGGATGACCTTGTCGTCGATCGTGCCCATCGCCGTGATGATCTCGTTGCCGAGCGACACGGTGAGGGACGCGCTGAACTCCGGTGCGACGTTCTGCTCGAAGGTCTTGGAGTAGTAGATCGTGTTGGGGTCGGAGATGCTGTGCGCGAAGAGCCGACGCCCGCTCTTGACGATGAAGTCGAAGTTGGGCCACGGGTCAGCCGCGAGGACGTTCCCGTCCGTGTAGAGGATCTTGGACGCGCGGTAGTCGACGATGTCCTGCTCCGTGCTCGCGCCTGCGGTCGGGTTCATGTTCGTCGCGTAGCTGATCGAGAGCTTGGTGTTCCCATCGTAGCCGTTGGCGGGAAGGGGGCGGGTCGCCGCGAGCTGCGGTGCCTCACCGCTCCACGACTCGTAGATTTCGAGAAAGTACTTGTCGCCGAGCCGGTTCATGGTGAGGGGCGGCGTGACGTAGAGCGTGAGCGCGGTGGTGCCGACGGTGTCGGCAGCCTCCAGCCTACCGATCCACACTTCGGCGCTCGGGGCGCTGCGGTGCACGCGACCGTTCGCGTCGTAGAAGCCGATGACCGCCTGCACGACTTTGCCGGTGTCGGCTGTGAGTCCGAGGTCTTGGTACGCGATGTGCGTGACGCCGTCGCCTGACTTCTCGACTGCGCCGACGATCTCCGGGGAGTCGAAGGGGTGCGCCTCCATGACGTACGTCGAGCCGTCGTACCACGAGGGTGCGGAGGTGCCGAGCAGCATGCCGTCCGGGAACTTCGCAGAGTGCACCTTGATATTCGAGTTGAGGTGGTAGATCGCGAAGCGTGCCGAGCCCGCGAGCAGGGACGCGCGTGCGTCGCTCTTCGGGTCGACAGTCGAGACGAAGGCGGGGGCCGCGGTCGTGTCGAGGAAGAAGTAGTCGTCCGTCGCGGTGAGGAGCACGCGGTTGCCGTACCAGAACTGGTTGTAGTCGTCGGTGCCTACGCCGCCGTTGCCGAAGTAGTAGAGGTCTCCGTTCTTCTGGATGTTCTGCTCGTCGAGCCCGGGGAGGCATGCCTTGGACTGGCCGGCGTCGAAGGACGCCATCGGCACGTTGTAGTTGTTCGCGTCGTAGTACGGTCGGATGAGGAGCGTGGTGACGGGCTTCTTGTGCGTCGGGGTGACGCCCGCGAGGTTCGGGTCTCCACCGCCGCCCTGGCCGGAGTCGTCGGGGTTCCAGTTGTCCCACTGCTGCGCGCAGAAGTGCGCGTCGCCATCCTTGTCGATGGCGATGCCTGACGTGAGGCGGTGCGAGTAGAGGGAGCTGTTGCGGTCCGAGGTGGTAGCGCCAGACCAAAGCCCGGACGGGAAGCGGTACCAGTCGATGCGGTGTCCGCCGGCGGTGGTGTACATCTCCGTCTTCGGGTTGCCCTGTGCGCGAGTCGTGGCGATCCACACCTTGTCGGTGGTGCTGTCCGGTCGCACGGAGCCGTTGATGTACATGCCGCCCTGCAACGTCTCGATCGCGAGGTCGTACGTGGAGATGGGGCCTGCGCCGAAGGACGCGAGGGTCGCCTGCCAGCAGCGCAGCTCGGAGAGTCCGGTCGTCTTGTTGTTGCGCGTGTAGAGCACGTAGACGTACGAGTCGTTCTCGCACACGTCGAGCACTTGGTGTGCCCACGCCGCGGTGTCCGTCACGACCGTGTAGTAGTTGTCCGTGTAGGCACCGGAAAGGGTGCGGTGTGCGCGGATGCGGCCCGTGCCGTTGTCCTCTTTCCACGCGACCACTCCGTACAGCGACTCCTTGCGGTTGAACGCGACGAGCGCTCCGTTGTTGTAGTGCAAGTCGAACGAGTAGCCGAGGCGCATGTCGCCGAAGTTCTGACCGACGAGCCCGAGGAACCACTGCTCCGCCGTAGTGTCGAAGAGCTGGCAGAACTGCTGGATGCCCTCCGAGGAGCTGAGGGTTTCACTACTTCCGATGATGAGGTCGCCGGAGCTGTGCGTGACCGCGCGGCACTTGAGGATGCCGCCGGTGGTCGTGTACCACACGAGCGCGAAGCCGTCCGCCGGCTTGACGTTGGGGGCGTTGCAGTTGGTCAGCACCATCTCTTCGAGGAGCATGCCGTCGCTGTCGTACGCCTGGATGACGACGTCGCGCGTGTTGGTGATGTTCCCGCTGTCGTGTACGACGCGCTCGAACGCGACCGCGTAGCCCTGCACCGGGTACGTGTTGGGGGAGCCGCTGGTGTAGCTCGCCACCGGAGCCCACGAGAAGGAGTTGCCGCCGCTCTGCTCTGCAGTGCTGAGGACGCGCTGGATGCCGAGGAGGTCCGTCTTCTGGAACTCGGTCTTCCACGAGTTCCCGCCGTCACGCGAGTAGCACACCTCGTTGTTTCCGATGAGCGCGAGCTTGTTGCCGAAGCCCCACGAGCCGTACACGTCCTGCGTGTAGTTCGAGTAGCCGGTGACTTTGCCGTCCTCGAAGCTGCGCGCCTTGACGCATCGGTCGGTCGCAGGGTAGCGCCCGTTCTTCACGAACGCCATACCCGCCGGCTCCAGGACGAAGTCCTGCGCTTCCTCGGTGGTACCGCCGGTGAGGGGGATCGACTTGGTTGCGCGCTTCAGTGCCATTAGAATACCCAGAACGTGAAAGTTGCGTCCGCCCCCCCACCGTTCTTGAACACGGTGAGCACGGTGCCGTCGATCTGCCAGATGTACTCGCCCATCGCGCCCGCACCGTCAGTGCGAATCTCAAGAGGCATCGCGCCAACACGCCGCGGCTTGACGGTCGTGCTCGCGCTGTTCCCGCTCGTGATCGCGACCGTGACGACCTCACCCTTGGTGATGTCCCCGGTGGCGAGGCGACCGTTCGACTTGTTGATCGCGCGGGAGATGTTCCCGGTCAGTCGATCAAAGCCGAGCTTGGTGAAGTCCGCCATCAGTAGCCCCAAGGCCGACGGGCGCGGCGGCGGTTACGACCCGCGAGCTGGCGCAGCGTCTTCACCTCGGAGACTGCTTGTGATCGAACGTCCTTGAGCACTCGGGCGACAGCCTTGTCCTTCGCGACGTGAAGGTGCGCGGCTTCGCTCTCTTCCTTCTCAAGGCACTTGATCGCAGCGCCGAGGACGACAGCCTCGTGCCAGTTGCTGGGCCACTTCAGAGTGTCCGTGCCGAGCGTGAGACGGGGAGCCTCGGGAATGTACCGGACCCCGATGTCCGCGACGGCCTTGGACGGGAAGAGGAAAAGCTCGTACCGGCCAGCGGTCATGTTGAGCTGGAGGTAGTACTGCACGCCGTAGTCGCCGGCGTACTGCTGGGTGAGTAGTTGCAGGTAGTCCTGCGCGTCCGCCTCGTAGGCAGGAACCCAGCGCGAGCCCGTGTGGATGTTCACGTCCACGACTCGCATGAAGTCATTGGGGAGCTGGTAGGCGTTGTTGCCGATCTGTACCAGCGTCGGAGACATGGTAGCGAAGAGCTTGCCGTCGTCCACGTTCACCATCTTCGCGTAGAGATCGAAGATCTCGTCGTTGATGTAGTGCTTGATCTCGTCGTCCGTGACGAACTGCGAGCGCTCCATGTTCGAGCGTTCCCGCACGTGCGTGGTCAAGTCAGTGAGCGTTACGTTGGTGGCCATGATACTCCGAGAAAAGGGGAGAACCCCCCTCCGAAGAGGGGGGCCTCAAGCAGCTTAGTAGAGGTCTTGGATCCACGAGCAGCGACCCGGCTCCTGGATGGAGAGGCCGTAGAACCCGTAGAGGTAGAAGCTGATCTCGTCAGCGGTCAGCTCACGGTGGTAGAAGCTACCATCGCGGTTGAACAAGGACGGAAGAGCGTTGGTGGAGTACACCTCGATCTTGCGCGTGTCAAGAATGAACGCCTGGTCGTCTTCGGTGTGACGGTCAGCGATGGCCGGGACGGTCCCTGCGCCGGTCGCAACCTCGATGCCCGAGAAGGACACCGTGCCGCTGGTCGCGGACACCTTGGCGTACCGACCACGAACCTCAGTCTCAAGTGCGAGGTCGGCCCAGTCGCCGGCGCTCACGAGAGCAAGGTTCGGGCGACCACCCTGACGGATGATCTGCGAGGTCGTTTGCACGAGCGCGTCGGTGATGAGCATGCCCGAGAGCGTGCCCTTCACACCGTCGACGCCAGCGAGGCGAGCGGGGTTGACCGTTCGGTTGATGCCGTTGAAGGCAGCCGCGCCGACGCCCGAGCCCGGGAGCCACGCCTTGAGACCCTTGGCCTTGGCGTTCTGGTCGCCGGAAAGGACGAGCTTCTGACCCGCGGCAAGCACCGTGGTGAAGTCCGCGTCCAGACCGATCAGGTCGTTCGCGAAGTCAACCTCGGTCACGATCGCCTCTTCGCCTGCGTCAAGCAGGGCGTCCGAAGCGTTGAGGTGAACAACCGTCATGCCGACGTCGAAGTTCACAGCCTGACCAGCGCCGACACCGACGTGTCCCGCCTTGGTCGCACCGAAAGCCTCGGTGGCGACACCACGGGTTCCCGTGCCGTCCTGGTGCAACTCGACCTCGACGTCGTTACCGAAGGCCATGTGGCCGCCGTCAACTTCGTCGACGAGGAGATCCTTGAACGCACCGTCGCGGCCTGCGCCGGCGGCTAGCTCAAGAGCCTTGTTGTCCACGCCGCAGATGACGTAGTGGTTGGTCCAGTCCATTTCCCAGCGCTCGCGGTCGGGAGCCGACACGTTTGCACGAGCCGTGGCGTAGGTTGCGCCGCGACCGTTCGGGAAGCTGTACTTGATGGGTTTGATGTATTTCTGACCACCGGTGTTCGAGTTCTTCTTGAGGAGAGCGAAGAGAGCGTTCGTGTCGAAGCACAAGTCAGCGACAGTCGACCCTCGGTACAGCTCCTTCAGGAAGTCCGTGTAGTTGGTGGACGTAGTGGCGGTGAAAGCCATTGTTTGATCCTGTTGGGGTTGGTGTTATGAGGTTTTCGACTTCTTCCACAGGTAGTCGATCTTCTCCTGACGCGTCATCGTGGACAGGTCGGGTTCTGCATCGCTCCCGGAAAGAGTCGGGCTTAGGGTCTGTTGGCGTTCGCTCGCCGCCGCTGGTGCTTCACTAGTTTGGGAGCCGTACACGGCATGCAGCTTGGTGTAAACCTCGCGCAGTCCTGACTCCACTTCGCTCGCGATCTCATCTTCACTCGTTTCCACGCCCTCTTCGAGCCTTTGGAACAGCGCGTTGACTACAGTCTCCTGCTGCTCCAAGGCCGCGAGGCCGGGGTACTCTGTCTCGGCGACAGCGTTGATGTTCTCCAGCGCGCCTGCGCGGAGTGCCGCCACCTGTTGCTGGAAGGCTTCTTGTTCCTTCGCAGCCGCGTCCGCTTCGAGCTGCGCCGCTTGCTGCGCCTGTAGCTCGTCGAACTTCTGGAGCAGTTGCTCCTCACGGGAAAGCTCGGGCGTTCCCTTCCCGCGCAAGTCGTCGAGCGCTGCGCGGAGTTGCTGAACCTCGGCCTCAAGGCCGGTCGGCTCTTTCGCGACAGGCTTCGCCTGCGCGCGGATGAACTCTCGGATTGAGCCGGCAACACTCTGTCGCTCGGGCTTCTCTTCGAGGTTTTCGGCGGTGACCGCCGGTGCCTCCGCCGCCGGTGCAGCTTCTGCCGCCTCGGGTTCGGGTGCTGGGTTCGCTGCCGCCCATGCGGCTTCAACCGCCTCTGCGCGGCTGGCTGGTGCTTGTTCTGCTGGTGCTTGGTCGCTCATGATCTACCTAAATCGCTGTAGGAGATGAACCATCCGGCGATACTGCCGGTGGCCCGCCTGCGGGTCCGAGCCCCATGCCCTGGCTCCGCAAGAGAGTTGCTTCTTCCGCTTGGTCGTTCATGCTCTTGAGCTGACGCATGAAGCGTCGCAGGAGCGTGATGCGCTCCTCGGGCACCTTCATCACCTGCGCGCGGTTGATGAACATCTGCGTCATCTTCATGGAGAGGCGAAGGTCGAGCGTCGGCTCCGGCGCTTCGTACTCACCCTCGTCGAGCATCTGCTCCAGGATGCGCTTCACGTTATCACGCGCGGCGTTGCGGTAGTTCTTGAACTGGTCGAGGTCGGGGAAGTCGAGGAGCGCCATCGCCTCGCCAGCGTCGAGCCACCCGGCGTTGAAGAAGTCGAGCACGTCGCTCTTCTTGCCCGCGGGGCTCTGCGAGAGCATGCTGGCCGGGAAGACCTGGATCACGAAGCTGTCTTCGCGCGGGTCGTCGATGTCCTTCCAGTCGATGTCCTCGATCGTGTACTTGTCCTGGCGCATCACGACGGTGAAGCTCGGGTTGCGCTTGTAGATGGCCCGGCCTGACCGAACCTGCGCTTCGTACACCTTGACGTTGAAGCGCTCGAACTCCTCGTACTGGGGTGCCAGCTCCGTCGCCTGGATGTCGTTGTAGTCGCGTACGGCCTGCCCGGTCTCAAACTGCCCGCCAGTACTCTCCGGCATGGAGAGGCTGAGGAGGCGGGAAACCTGGAGAGCCTTCTCCCAGATCGTACCCGCGTACTGGACGACGTCGGGCGGCACGCTCGGGGGCAGCTCGAACGTAGGCGCGCGGTCGGCGTAGTTGATGACAATGCCGTTGACGTTGCCCAGCTTGCCCTCGCTGACGTTGCCACCCTCGGGGATGAGGATGAACGGCGTGGGCATGTTGTCGATGCACTCTTCGACGTTTCTGATGGTGTGGTTGAAGTCGAAGTGCAGACCGATCAGCTCCTCGATGAGGCTGATGCCCCAGAAGCCGATGGTGGGATCTTCTTTCCAGCGGTACGAGCTGAACGGGAAGGAGGTGGACTCCCACTCGCCAAGCTCAAGCACCGCGCCGTCGACAGCGATCGCGTGCTTCCCGTCCCCTGCTCCCTTGAACGAGGGGAGACGCCACGCTTCGATCACCTCCACCATGTTCTGGAGGGTGTGCCTCTGACGGTGCCAGACGTACGGATCGTCCGAGATGCGCCCAGCGGTTCGGATTGCTTCCTTGTGCTTCGGGTACATGGCAGCCAGACGCGACCGACTGACGAAGGCGCGCTGGTAAAGGTGGGTGGGCTTGCCGTTGCTGGACGCCTCGACGGGGTCCACGAAGACGTCCGCGGGGTGGACTCGATCGTTCTCGACCTCGTCGACCACGGGGTGGGGGGCGGTCTTGACGAAGCCGGTGCCGTAGATGAAGCCGTCGAGCGCGGCGGAGCGCTTGGTGGGGCGCACGTCGCCGAGATGCTCGCAGAACTCGACCCACTTCTGCATCTGCTTGGCCTTCTTCTGCAGAGTGAAGTTCCCGCCCTTCGTCACGAAGACGGGGCGAGGGTTCTGGCGGGTGACCTTCGCGTGCGCGCTGTCGACCATGACCTTGGCGAGGTTCACGGGAACGCGCGAGTAGGCGGCCTCCTCGTCCTCAACCTTCCACGCGGCGGAGTAGTTGGCGAGGTAATCGTTGTTGGCGATGTTTCGGTTCAGGTAGAGCTGGGAGTAGGCGTTGTACGCCTGGAGCCGGGGGGCGTCCTCCTTCACGAAGTACTTATAGATCGCCAGGAGGGGGGCGAGGGCCTTTGTCTTGGTTTTCTCCTCCCACCACGGAGAACCAGACTCAAGGAGTACGTCAGTTGCCATCTAGGGAAGAGGATAAGTGGTTGCGGCGGGCTTGACAGGGGCCGGAAAGTCGACTATAATGGGGGCATGTCTCGTTGGCGGAACCATTCCACCTACGGGATAGATCCCCCAGGCACGACGTCCTGACAGTGGGGTCGGCGGCCATAGAGGGGGGTGTCCGGGACAGGCACCCCCCGCGCCGCTTTTCTTTTCTGCGAGCGAGGATCATGAACCTGACGAGCGAAGAATGGGCCATCGTACGACGCGCGGCCAAGTACACCAACGGAACACGCGTTCCCCGTCGAGTCGAAGTCGACGCCCTGAAGGCCCTTCAAGCCCTGGTCAGAACCCGCGACGCCCTGGCCGCTTCCACTTCCCGGCCTTCACCCACAGGGGCTCCTCGTGCCGAGGGTTCCGCGAGAGTTCGCGTTGCTTGAGCTGGGCGTGGATCCGGTCCATCCGCTCTCGGTCGCTCGTTGGACGATCGTCAACGACGAAACCACTATTGTCGTGCGTTCGCACCTTCGTATAGGCGTAGCGGAGACTATCTGTCGCGTGGTCGTCCCAACCGCGTTTGATGATACGCTTTCCGACCTGCAGCGACTTCTCGTCCCACTGAAGCTCGGCCATCTCGGCGAGTACGTCGATGCAACCCTGCTCAACGAAGAAGAGCTTACCTGCCCGGATATCAGCGTTTATGATGCTCACACCCATGTCGACGGAGTCGAATCCCTTCTTCACTGGTCGTGCCGGAATATGTGGGTGCGTCGACTTCCACTGCTTGACGAACGCCGCCCCCTGGCCCCCGCTGTCCACCACGATGTGACTGTAGTTCGGGAATCGGTGCATGAGGCGCTCTATTTCGGTGCCGGCTGCGAGAACGGTCAGTTCCGGCTCACGGTAGCTCTCCAGAACATAAGTCCTGCCGATGCTGCGCGAGTACGCGAGTACTGTAAAGGCGCACGGGTCTTCTGTCCCGAGGTCGACGCCGATGATGTACCGCCAGTCGGTGGCTAGCTCCTCTGGGAACCTGTCGACGACCATCGCGTCGCGGTAGTCGAAGCACCCGCGGTGCGTGTCGAAGACCCACTCCCCCAGGAACTCGCGGCGGAAGGCGGGCGTGTTGCGCGTCCAGCCGTTGGCTGCGAGCGCCAGCTCCAGCTCACCAGCCGGATCGGGGATGAAGGGGTTGTCCGCCATCGTCCAGTGGTGGACGGACCAGCCGAGGCTCGACTTCTCGGAGAGCTGCATGCCGTTCGCGATCTTGTAGAACGGGCTGTGCCGGTTGTTGGATGGCGTTCCCGTGACCATGATCGGTGCCTGGTAGTCAGCCGTGGACGGGAGCAGAATCTCGTTGATCAGGTACAGCATGTCCTGGCCCATGTTCTGCGCCTCGTCGAGGCAGACCGCCGGGGGCTTACCGCCGCGGGACTTGTCCATCTCGCGGCGTGAGCCGACGCCGTACACCTGGATCACGCTGTCGTTGGGGAGCTTGATGTTGGAGGTGACGTTGTCGAACCGCAGCCCGAGCCCGAGCTTGCGGTCGATGTCTCGCAGCGCCGGCCAGATGATTACCTTGGCGCTCGACCTATTCATATTCATGTAGATCGGGAAGCTCCCCGGGTGCTCGAAGCCTGCCTTCAGGAGCGCCAGCGCGACACCGTGGGACTTCCCCGCTCGACGGGAACAGCACGCGACCTTCAGACGCGACTGGTCCTGGATGAAGTCCTTCTGCGGCCCGAACATGAGGGTCTCCCAGTCGAGCTTGGCGACTCGCGATCCTCGCTTCGCCGCCTGCTCCAGGGCCTCGCGGACCTTTGGGGCCATCTCGTTGGGGGCGAACCTATTCGGGGTCACGAGTGGCCTCAGCCTTGATGTCCCCAACCAACCACGGCAGGAACACCATGCTCCAGTCCTTCATGGACCGGCGGAGCCAGGGCTTCTTCATGTCCTTCGTGCCGTACGTGTAGACCATGTTCTGGCCCTTGGTGTAGCCGAAGTCCGAGAAGAAGCGCTCCAGGAGGGCGGTGGCGACACCAAGGG